TTATGGTCCGTGGTTGTTCACTCATTCTGAATGCCATTATGCAAGCCTCACAATATAGTTAAATGCGATGTTTTTGACGGTGTTTTCCGCGTTACCAGCAGCGTTAACGGTGATGGTGTGTCCATGTGAGCCAATCGCAACGGAGTGCGTATGAGCACCAATACCGACAGTATGTGCGTGTGCACCTGCGCTTGCAGCAGTACCCGATACAGAGTGCGTATGAGCGCCTGCAGAAGAAGTGTTAACACTGTATTTAGAATAATCAGGTGATCCACTTCCCGGAGCACCACTGGAACCACCTGAAACAAATGTCATCGAATGGGTATGTGCACCGGCTGAAGCAGCCGTACCGCTAACACTATGGGTATGTGCACCAGTGTTATTCGTGGATTTAGTGCCGTAATCAAACGATGATGTGGTTTTCGTCCCCAAATCCGTACTGGATGCGCTGGCGCTGTGGGTGTGCGATTTAATGCCGTCCTGTTCCTGAGACAATACGGCACGACCACTGGCGGGCTTGCCCTTAATCGTCCAGCCACGCATATCAGGAATAACGCCTGACGGATAAGCCACTGCAAGTTTCGGGTATGCAGATTTGTCAAAAGTCTGCCCCTGCATCAGGGCATAGCCAGACGGAACGGTATCTGATGGCCACGGGATTGGTGCGCCGACTGGGTAGCTTTCTGGTGGAAGATTTTTCGAGGTATAAACTTCTGCCCAGTCTTCCTCAAAACCATAACCGTCTCTTGAAGAACGGTAGAACAGACCACCATTTCTGTAATGCGCCTTCATCTGCAAGGTCCGGCAACTTCCGACTCCGGTATAGAAGTTAACCAGAATATAGCTGTCGCCAGAGCGGGTGACATTGTAAGCGCCTGATTCGGCATTCCAGGGAACGCCACCATCCGCATCGGCATATGTATCCGTTGCCCTTCTGGCAAAAGCAGCCACATGCGCGGCGGTTAAAGTGATATCAGTAGAACCATCAAATGGAACACCGGATATTTTTCTTGCAGTCTGAAGTTTTGTAGCAGTTGCAGCATTACCAGTGGTGTTCTGATTACCCGTAGTGTTTACACCTGGAAGGTTAATATTTGCAGAACCGTCGAAAACAACTCCACCGATAGATCTTGCCGTCTGCAATTTCGTGGCTGTACTTGCATTACCATTCAATGAACCAGTTAATCCACCTGTAACAGACAACGGACCTGAAACTGTTCCTCCGGTTGTTGGCAGTGCTCCAATATCTGATGGTGTAGGTTTCTGATGTGAGCTATACATCGTATAAACAACACCATAGGTAACGCTGGAAGGCTTACTCGCTGAATATGTTGGCGAGGTATAAACAGAAACTGACGCATTTGCAGTACAATCCCAATGGATATTTACACTCGTCGCATAATTGCCAATCTCAACGTAAATATCATATGTATCGCCGGATGTGTTGATCCAGGCGAAATTCGTTAATCCGACGGCTGTACGCTTCCACAAAGCCCCGGTAATTCCTTTGGGGTTTCCATTGCCTGCTCGTAGAACCAGTTCTGAAATGCCTGCCTGATGTGGGGAACCGACGTTGTAACCAGCGCCACCAATCAATGCGATGTAAACGATGGAACTCGCCTGTGGCATGGTTACCGTTGCTAATTTGAACCAACCAGCACCACCGCTGAATGACATTGTTGTTGAGTTAAGCGTACCAATATCTTTCGGCGTCAGTGTTATATCCGCTGAAAGCGCCTTACCATTCACCTTACGGGCAGAAGGTACCCGACCATTCGCATTATCATTAGCTGCTTTCACTGCTTTCGGTGTCGCGGCAAGCGTTTCAGATGCGCTGTTGGTTGCACTACTGAGCTGGACAATTCCTTTTTGTGCTGTCGTAGCGTCCTGTGCGGTGTATTTCCCGTTAGCCAGGTCATACGCGGCCTTAACGGCTTTTGGCGTTGCCGCCTGTGACTCGGAAGTGCTGTTAGTCGCACTGCTGAGCTGAACTATCCCTTTCTGTCCTGTCGTTGCATCCTGTGCGGTGTATTTCCCGTTAGCCAGGTCATACGCGGCCTTAACGGCTTTTGGCGTTGCCGCCTGTGACTCGGAAGTGCTGTTAGTCGCACTGCTGAGCTGAACTATCCCTTTCTGTCCTGTCGTTGCATCCTGTGCGGTGTATTTCCCGTTAGCCAGGTCATACGCGGCCTTAACGGCTTTTGGCGTTGCCGCCTGTGACTCGGAAGTGCTGTTAGTCGCACTGCTGAGCTGAACTATCCCTTTCTGTCCTGTCGTTGCATCCTGTGCGGTGTATTTCCCGTTAGCCAGGTCATACGCGGCCTTAACGGCTTTTGGCGTTGCCGCCTGTGACTCGGAAGTGCTGTTGGTCGCACTGCTGAGCTGTACTACCCCCTTTTTCGTCGTGCTCGCATCCTCAAGCGCCACGGCGGATGCAATATCCTCTGCACGTTTTGCCGCTGTCTCAGCGCGCGTTGCTGCGGATTCTGCCGTACTTTTGCTCTGTGCTGCCGCTGCCGCACTGCCAGCAGCCTCTGTCGCCTTCGTGGATGCCGTCGTGGCGCTGCCCCTCGCTGCTGACGCCTGTCTGGTCGCCTCATCTTTTGAAGCAGACGCAGATGATGCCGATGACGCCGCCGAACTGGCGGACGATGCGGCAGCCGTTTTTGAGGATTCTGCGCTGGTTTCCGACGCTTTCGCGTTCGTTTCGGATGTCTTCGCTGCGGAAGCTGACCTCGCTGCTGCGCTGGCCTGTACAGCGGCTTCGCCAGCATTCGTTGTGGCTGTTGAAGCAGACGATGCAGCACTTTCTGCCGACTTTCCGGCAGCGGTGGCACTGGCTGAGGCCTGCCCGGCACTTGTTGACGCGGCACTGGCTGATGATGCAGCCGCTGTTTTTGAGCCTGCCGCAGCTGAGGCACTCTGTCCCGCTGCCGTTTCAGAAGACCTGGCGTTCGTCTCGGACGTCTTTGCCGCCTTCGCGGAATTTCCTGCCGCCGTTGCCGAGGAAGCGGCACTACTGGCGCTTGATGATGCGTTCGTTTCTGATGATTTCGCTGCCTCTTTTGAGGCCGCCGCATCCCGGGCTGAGGTGCGGGCATCGCTGGCTGACTTCTTCGCGGCTGCCGTGTTCTGTGCCACTGCGGACGCGTTACGCGCCACCTCTTCCACCATCAGTTCAAAACGGCGCAGTGCCTCTGGCCGGACATCATCCTCCGTCATTGCACCGAGGAAATCATTCAGTGTGCCCGGCTTTGAGTCCTCATATACGGTGATAATCCCGGCGTGTGACGGCGGGAATCCCTCCACCAACAGACTGACGCTGTACTGACCATACTCGACGTCCATTGTGTAACGCCCGGCTTCATCCGGGTTTTCTGAGGCCACTGTGTTCACCACCACCGTGGTGCTGTTGCGCCTGGCCTTTAGCTGAATGGTGCAGTTTTGTATCGGCTTACCTGCGCCATCTTTCAGTACACCTGAAATCCGTACTGCCATATTCCCCCCACAAAAAAGCCCGCCTGAACCGGCGGGCTGTCATAACACTGTGTTACCTGGCTAATCAGAATTTATAACCGACACCCACGATGAAACCGTCAGTGCGCCAGTCACCACTGCCGGAACCTTCATAAGCAACATCAACGGCCACGGATTCGGTCGGGTTAAACTGCACGCCAGCCCCCCACGCCAGAGACGTGTTGCTGTGGCGACCGTCATCACTTCCGGTCAGCACATCGTGCGTTTTCCCCGTATTGTCAGTCACCCGCAGATAATCCCCGGAGAAAGTCGACACACGGCTGTAAGCCACACCCACCATCGCATACGCGCTGAACCATTCATTCACGCGCACAGACGGCCCCGCCATCACGCTGAACCAGCGGTTACGCACGGAATCTTCATACCAGCGGGTATCGCTGTAACGCGTAAGCTGCGAATCTTCACCTGCATAACTGAATGACGTAACCAGCCCCAGCGTGTCCGTAAACTCATAACGGTATTTCACGTTAATCCCGTTCAGATCATCGCTGCCGGAAACGTTCGTACGGGCATGAAGATACCCCGCGCTCAGCGTGGACTGATGCTCAGACGCCCATGCAGGCGCACCGGATACGGCCAGACAAATGGCTGCGGACAAAATGGCGGCACAAACTTTACGCATAATTACCTCTCGCTTTTCTGCAATAAAAAAGGCGCCATTTCTGACGCCCGTTATGGGTTATAAAATTCAGCTGATACTGATACCAGCGGTGGATTTCTTCATCACCACAACCAGCAAATCGCTGATACTGGCTGTGGGATCCAGTCATTACCACCCATGAAGACACCGAAAACGCCAGCGTCAGGTCCCCTGACCAGCAGGCATATCAATAACACACGAAAATAAGCCTAGCATCCAGCGCGGACGGTTAAAAATCTCAGACCATTGCGCGTCACTATCAACCGGCAGGACGAATAAATATCGTTATTCTCCCGCTCATGTTTAGCGCCGCAGAATGCCACCGCTGGAATAACAATTTGCCTGTCAAAAGGCTGATCGTCATAAATCCTGACGGTGATGGTGCCACTGGCATAAGTGCCCGTCCGCGGGAAAGACTTACCCACCGTTTTGACAATATCGCCTTCAATCTGATTGGCTGACAGTTTCCCCTTAATCTGACAGTTCTCATTAATCGTGACGTTGTTGAGCGTCCCGGAGTTCGCATTCACACTGCCACTGATATCCGCATTTTTAGCAGTCAGCTTTCCGTCCGGTGTCAGGGAAAATGCCGGTGGATTTCCACCGCTGGTAATGGTGGGGGCCGTCAGGCGTTTCAGGAACACGTCGTTCATGAATATCTGATCGCCCTGACCAACAAACATCGGTTTTGTGTTGCCATTCGCAGGATTAACCATCGCAATCCTGTCCGCCGCCAGCAGCACCTGACTCTGCATGCCGTCAGGGGTGTTCTCAATACCGACACCAATACCCGCGATATAAAGGCGTCCGTCCTGCATCTGCTGCAGCTTCACAGCCCACATGCTGTTCAGGTTATTATTTGTATCAACCTGAACCTTCTGTATCTGCTGAATTGCCGCACTCTGGTCTTCCAGTTTCTTATTGACGGTCTGCGTGATTTCATTGCTGACATCCGTAATGGACGTCCTGATTTCAGCCAGGTCAGGCGCAAGCTGACCGTTATCAATCTGCGTCCACAGCTCCTGAGCCAGATGGGTTTTCCCTATCTCGCCTTTGAAAAAATCCAGATAGCCGGATGCATCATCGCTCGCCCGACCGACGGCCTCCACAAATGCCGATTTGCCTACGGTGTTCACACTGCGGGTATAAAAGTAATAATCATGGCCCGGTTTGATATTGATACTGGCGGCTATCCAGTACAGCGCCGTACCAAGATAGCGGGCTGTGGTTTCAACCTGCCTGATATCCGCAATCCGCTTTTCCGAGAACCAGAACTCAAACTGTACCGTCGGATCATAAACCGCAAGATGCGGCGTGGCGGTTATCTGAAAATAGCCCGGCGTCAGCTCAATCCGCGACGGCGCTGCCGGTGCGGCGATCCGGAACAATACCGATGCCGGATCGCCCTGCTGTCCCCATGCATTTACCGCCCGGACTGTCAGCGTGTACCGCCCCAGCGCCAGCTGCGTGAAGCGATATGTGGTTTCCGTCGTCCGGGCCGTGCTGACCAACCGCTCACTGCCGTCGTCCGCTGCCACGGTCAGGCGCAGACTGAAGCGCACGCCCTTCACCACCCGCGGCGTGTCCCATTTAGCCTGCGCCAGATACTGGCCGTCAGCTGCGCTCACCTCCACCGTCAGGTGCTGTACTGCCGGTGGGATGACGCTGTTCAGGGAGCCTGACTGCGGCTCAAAGCGGGCACCGTTATCCACGATGGCTTCTTTTTCCGGTACGTGCTGCACCGCCGTGATGGCAAAGGTGCCGTCCGTGTTTTCCCGGATGGAGACACAGCGGAACAGGCGACGGCGCAGTGACGGCAGGGAGAGTCCCCACACCCCGTATGTCTCCACACCATCAGGCAGGGTACTGACCTGTATCCGGTCCGGCGCGGGGTGTTCGGTGATGTCCACACTCACCGGCTTACCGCTGCCGTTAATCAGGTTCACCGTGGCGGCACCGGTCTCCGGCAGGGTAACCTCACGGTCCAGCGTCAGGGTGCGGGTGGCAGCATCAATGGACAGGACACGTCCGCCGGTCAGGGTCCCGGCATAGTCATTATCACAGATTTCAATAATGTCACCGGGTGTGTGCCGCAGCCCCTGAGACCCGAGCGTGAAATCCACCGTCTGCGTTTCCAGCAGTTCGGTCTTTATCACCCACAGTCCGGCACGGTGGGCCTGACCGCGGCTGGTACAGCCGAACGCGTCCATCTTCAGCAGATTGCGCCCGTAGCGCAGTATGGCTTCCGGGTCTTCCACCAGTTCCGTGGAGGTCTGCCAGCCGTTCTGCGGGTCGGTGTAATTCACCTCCACCGCCGTGTGCCGGTCCTTCAGGGCACTGAAGCTGTAGCGGAACCCCACGCCGTTATCATCCACCACCACATCGCTGTTGGTGTACGGCCACACCACATCCGACAGGCGGTCCTGAACAAACGTCAGCATCTGGCCGTTCCATACCGGCATACAGCGCATCGCCGAGCAGAAATCACTGAGAACATCCCACGCCTTACGCTGTTGTGCCAGGTACGCATTGAAGGTCATCCGCGGCTCGGTGCCCCCGAAGCCATCCGGCACCATCTGGTCGCAGTACTGCCCGATGGCATACAGCGCCCACTTGTCCACATCCGCCGCCCCCAGACGTTTTCCCATGCCGTAGCGCGGGTGAGTCAGCATGTCCCACAGACACCAGGCCGGATTGTTGCTGTATGCCGGTTTCAGACTGCCGTCCCAGATACCACTGTACGTGCGTTTTTCCGGGTCATAGTTTGACGGCACCTGGATGATGCGACCGCGGATATGGTAGTTCACCGTCATCTGCTGACCACCAAACTGCTCCGCATCCACCTGCATCCCCACAATGGCCGTGTTCGGGTAGCACTGTTTCACATCGATGATTTCGGTGTATGACGACCACAGCGTTCTGTTCTGCAGCTGGTCCGTGGTGCTGTCCGCCGTCTCCCTGACCATCCGGATGTTAAAGGGGCGGGGAGGCAGATTATCCAGAATCACCGAGGCCAGGAACTGTGAGGTGGTCTTGCCGTTAATGGTGACATCCTTTTCTGTCACCCAGTTACCGTTACGCTGTAACTGAATCAGCAGACGGACAGAGGACGGATTACGGTCACCCTTTGACGTGGTCTCCACCAGTGACTGCACCCCGAAGGTCACCCGCAGGCGGTCAATGTTCGCTGACGTAATGGTGCGTGTTACCGGTTTTGCCCTGGTCACTTCGACACCCAGTACAGTTTCAGAGCCGGAGGACTCAAAGCCTTCCGGTGGTATCTGCTCCTGCTCCCCGGCACGCCAGACCGCGGTCACACCGTGTATCACGGGATTACCGTCCGTGTCCGTCAGCGGGGTTTTGTTCACCAGAATACTCTGCAGGCCTTTCACCGGGCCTTCTATCGGTCCCTCACCAATCGCATCAATCACGCTCATCATCTGCGTGGATTTGAGATTGTCTTTCGCCTCACGCGGTGTGTGCGCCTTGCCGCCACCTTTGCCCATTACATCACCTCTTACCTTGATAATTGTTCACTCACAAAAACAACAGGCACCTCACCGGGTGCCTGCGTCATGACGGAATAAAATTTCTGAATATCTTCACATTTTCACACACTGACTGTGGCGCGTATAATTTCGCTGCGTTAGTGTTTTTTTGCCCGAGTAACAAAAACAACTCCTTCACATTGATCTTCATTTGTCTGTCCCCGCAGCTCCGCGATCACTGCGGGATTTTTTTATGTTTTATCCCTGTCGCCCGATAACCACGACCTTTCCGCCCCCGCCTTCATCACGGGTGCTGATGTCCTGGGATATACGGCGGGAGCCAACCAGCATTTCCCCGTAAGGCACCGGCATCGGGTTCCCCTGGGCAATCATGTTATCCAGCGAGGAAAAGTACGTGTTCTGTCTGCCGTTATCCGTTGCGCGGTAATCCGGTGTTTTTGCCTTCGGGGCCAGCATCTGGGCCACACCGCCCAGAATCATGCTGGCTCCAAGTGAAAACAGCATCGTGGTGGCAGAAAAACCACCGGCTGCCAGGGCTGAACCCCATAACGCCATTGATGCCCCGGCAGTGAAGAAAGAGCCCACGATGGCTGCCGCCCCCAACACAATCTGCAGTCCACCCTTTCCGGCCCCGGCCAGTCGCGGCACAATGTGGATGACCGTTCCCTCACCCAGCTGTTCGTGAAGGCGGGCGTACACCACCTCCGGTGCCGTGTCTTCACCGGCAATACGTATCTGGTACCAGCCTTCGTTCATCTGACGGCGAAAGCCCGGCATCTGCATCGACAGGGCGCGGATGGCTTCCGCTGCCGTGTTCACATACAGGCTGAGGCGGCGGCCAAATCGTTGCAAATCCCCGTGAAGGCAGATGTGTGCCAGTGGCGGTGACGCCAGACAGAATGCGTTCGTCGTTGCCATTTTTCGGAATACCTCTCCCGTTTACTCAGTTGTTCAGGAATATGGTGAAGCAGTTCACCGTTGCCGCAGTAAATGGCGGCATGATTAGCCACCGATGCGCCGAAGCAGCACAGCAGGATATCGCCCGGCTGTGCAGAGGACAGGGGCACCCGGTAAAAGCCGGTGACCGCCATATTGTCCAGGTACAGGTTCTGGCCGTTGCGCCACCAGTCATCCTCGCGATGAAAATCCGGCATATCAATTCCCGCCAGATGGTATGCATCCCGGAACAGCGTGTAACAGTCCGTCACCCCGTGCTCAAAGCGCCGTCCTGTCAGATGTGGCACACAGCGGAATTTATGAATTTCCCCCCGGCAGACCAGCCACCAGGGTAGTGCGCTTTTTATCTGCAGCCGCCGGTCAGCCTCGCTCAGCCAGGGCAGCTCACCGGGATGACTGTGGACCAGTGCCACAATCTCCCCCTGCATCTCTGCCCGCAGCCAGTCTTCCGGTGCGATACGAAAATACGCCTCCGGCTCTGCGGAAATATTCACACAAGGGATATACCGCTCCCCCTCCGGCGTGCTTATCACGAAGCCGCACGACTCCGCAGGCGCACACCGCCGGGCATGCGCCAGAATCGCTGATTCAGTCTGTGTCATAAACCGGGATTTACTGCGAAAGTTTATTAATGGAAAGGAAACCGCCAAAATTGCCGACATTCCTGCGCAGTTCACACCCGCGCATGCACTTGCTGCATCTGTCCTTACGGATATCCGTGGTGGGTTTATCGAACTCATCCGCCACAGCCCCGCCCGTGTAACCACACTCATCAGAGCGGTAGGTCCACATACAGGTGTTCGCCAGCATGATACGACCGGGAAACTGAGCTCCGTCCGTCTCGGTCGGTGTGGCCAGCACAAACGAGGCCGTCATGGCTGTCAGCTGCGACATCTGCTCCACCACTCAGCGGTCGCTCAGCTCCTGCTCCGGGTCCGCTTCCGGATTGCCCGCCACAAAATTCACCGCATCCAGAAAACGGGCATACACCCGGCGGCGGACCACCGTGGCCCCCACCAGACTCTGCAGGTCTTCCGCCATCCCGGTGACAAGGCCGAACAGATTGGACACCGTCAGCGACGGTCTGGCACTGCTGCCTTTCCCGTTCATTTCAAAGCCGCTGCCATCAATCGGGTACGCCTCATACTTACGCCCCTGCCAGGTGACCGGCTCCCCTTTTTCATTCAGCTCATTACAGAAAAAATACCGCTCACCACCCTGTACCGTCAGGTCGATTTCCCAGAGTACCACCCGCGGTGACTGCTCTGACTTAACCGACTCGTTCAGACTTTCTTCGCGAATATCCTGCATCAGTTCACCACCTGCTTAAACTCCGCGCTGAACTCAACGCGCAACATCCCGACCCGCGCAGACCACCCGGCACAGGTCACCTTTATCTGCCGGTATGCATAGGGTGGCTTCCACAAAAATGCCTTCCAGCCACCGTGCTCTGCCAGAAACGACTCCAGCGCCGTGGCCTCCTCACGGGAGACAGACAGCGTCACGCTGTACGTTTTCAGGTCAGCGTTCAGCCCGGCAGGCGCACGCTGGGAATAGCCATCACCAAAGCGCACCTCCCTGACGGAAGGAGCCGATGTCACATCCATCCCGGGTTTCACTTTCCAGCGGAAGGTTTTCATCGTCCACCTCCGGAGAACAGACCACCATCGCGCATCTGTGCCTGGATTTCATCACGGGCACCCTTGCGGGCCATGTCATACACCGCCTTCATCATCTGTGGACCTGGCAGACCATTCGTACCGTCGTTCTGAATCACCACGTGATTGTTCTGATTAAAATTAATGCCTTCGGCCCGCCGCATTTGCGCCGGACTTCCGGTGCCACCGACATAACCGCCGGTGGCATAGCCGCGCATCAACCGGTAGAGATTTCCCACGCCAATCCGGCTGGTTGCCTCCTTCGTGAAGACAAATTCACCACGGTGAACAATCCCCGCTGGCTCATATTTGCCGCCGGTTCCCGTAAATCCTCCGGTTGCAAAATGGAATTTCGCCGCAGCGGCCTGAATGGCTGTACCGCCTGACGCGGATGCGCCGCCACCAACAGCCCCGCCAATAGCGCTGCCGATACTCCCGACAATCCCCACCATTGCCTGCTTAAGCAGAATTTCTGTCATCATGGACAGCACGGAACGGGTGAAGCTGCGCCAGTTCTGTTCACTGCCGGTCAGCATCGCCGCCATATTCTGTGCAATACCATCAAAGGTCTGCGTGGCCGCGTTTTTAACCTGCGAAAAACTGTCCGTCGCACTTTCCGCCCACTCGCCCCAGCCGGACTTCATCCCGGCCATCCAGCTTCCACGAAGCTGCTCCTCCGCAGACCAGGTGTTCTTCAGTGCCGATGTGGCCTTCGCCAGCGCAGCCGGATTATCACCGTACACCTCACGAAGGCGCTGCTCTTCCGACTCCCGCTGCGCCTGACGGTCGGTGAGGCCGCGGGCTTTTGCTCTGATTGCCGCCTGCTTCGCGCTTTGCTGCTGTTCAAACCGCGCCGCCTGCTGTGCCAGCTCATTCAGCCGCTTCTGGTGTTCAATCTTGTCTCCCAGCTCAGCCAGCTGGCGTTTGTACTCCAGCGTCTCTTTCTCATGAGCCAGCAGGGATTTTTCCTGCTCAGATAACTGCCGTTTCGTGGCGGCCTCTTTCAGGACCACATACTGATTTTCCGCTTTCCATAAATCACGGCGCTGCTGGCTGATTTTTTCATTCGCACCGCTGTGCTTCTCCAGCGTCCTGAGCTCAGTTTCAAGCGCCAGCAGGGCTGCATGCGCCTGGTCTTCCTGGCGCTCACCGGCAGACACCTTCACACCGGACGGCTTTTTCTGCGTCGACTCATAATCCTTTTTTGCCGACGCCATCAGCGTGTTGTAATCCGCCTGCAGGATTTTCCCGTCTTTCAGGGCCTTATTCAGCTCTTCCTGCCGGGCGGTATATTTCTCCAGTGGCGTCAGCAGGCGCTCATACGCCTTCTGCGCCTCTCCGGTATACTTCAGCTTTGACGACTCACGCTCAGCCCTGTCCCTTGCCGCCAGTTCACCGGCTTTTTCCATATCCGACTGCAGCGTTACCGCTGCCAGACCCAGACGGGCATTTTCCCGGTCATCCCATGCGCCCTGAAGGTTGGCACGAAAAGAGGCGGTTTTTCCCCGGCGCTGGCTCCGGCTCTGGTACCACTGCCATTTTTTATCCGCCTCATCAAATGCCTTCTGTGCACTGGCGAGCATATCCGCTGAGGACTCAGGACGACCGATATCCAGAATGGCATCCCACATCGATTTGAATGCCTTCCCTGTTTTATCCGCCCAGGTCTCCAGTGTTCCCATGTTTTCTTTCAGGCGACGGGTCTGCTCATCAAAGCCTTTCGTGGCGATATCGTTCGCCGCCTGCAATGCCCCGGCCTCGTCTCCGGAACGCTGCAGCTGTGCAACATACGCAATCTGCTCTGCCGTCACGTTACGGAACTGGCGCGCCATCGCCATCAGTCCCGACGTCGGGTCAGTGGTCAGCTTCCCGAAGGCTTCAGCGACTTTATCCACCTCCACACCGGATGCAGACGCAAAACGCGCGACACTCTGGTTGATGGCATCAAACTGTTCACCACCACGCACACCGGCATTCACCAGGGCTGCCAGTGACTCTCTCGCCTGGTTAAACGTCAGCCCTGCTGCCTGCCCGGCTCTTGAGAGAGTCAGCATACGATCGGCAGTCAGTCCGGACTGATTACCGGAAAGAACCAGGGTTTTATTAAACGCTGAAAGCGTGGAATCTCCCTGGTACCAGGCGTACACCAGCGCACCTGTCGCCACCGCCAGCGAGGTGACCCCGACCATCGGCAGGGTGATCGCACCGGCGAGCCCCCTGAACATGGGGATCATCCCGCCGAAGGAGTCCTTCACCTGACCGCCCTGTTGCAGCAGGATCAGCCAGGGATTCTGACCACCGGCAAGCTGCGTGGCGATATCCGTAAACTGTGCGGGCAGGGTTCGCATGGCCGCTTTATACTGCCCGACGGAAATCCCGGCTTTTTGTGCAGCCAGCGCCTGGCGGCTCAGGCCCTGTTCAACAGCACTGGCGGTTTTTCTGGCGTCGGTATCCAGACCTGAAAAATGACGCCTTACCCGGCTCATCTGCTCATCGAAACGGACAGCATCCAGACTCAGGTCAATAACAAGATCACCAACCGGCTGGGACATATCTCACACCTCCCGGAATCCCCGCTGAAGCCATCATTAATGCGGCATCATCCACCATGACATCCGCCACATCCGCAGACGATAAAATATCGCGCCCTCCGTCCCCACCGAACCGGACGCCTCCGGCAAGTCCTGCCGCTTTCTGCATCAGCATTTTGTCCTCATCCGGCCTCTCCACCTGCTCTTCCTCATGCCGGGGGACAAGCAGACTGAAATCAGAGGGATGCATATCCGGATCGCAAAAAAACAGGCTGAGTACAGCGTACGTCAGCCCGGAAAAATGCATATCCAGCTGGGTATCCTGAAAATAATGCGTGCGGTAAAAACGGTGCCAGTCGGCATATTCGGTGGATGTCATCCCGGCAAGCATGGCGCGCCAGTCGGGTCTCCCCATCTCACGCGCCAGTCTGAGGGCAAAGTTCAGCTCGCCGTCGAAGACTTTCCCGCAGAAAAATCATCATCAGTCAGCGTGTTATTTTTCGCCACTTCAGTAATATCAGTATCCGGACGAACAGCTTCGATCATCCCGGACAGGCACAACACCACGTCTTCCGCCCGGGCAATGGCATCGGCAGGCCAGGTGGTGAGCACTTCCTGCTCTATCTTCATCACGGCCTCATTCATTGACGGTGACTGCGTTTTCTGTGGATGGTTATGCCACAGGGACATCGCCACCAGAAACGCGCCGGTTCTGACGAGATCTTCCACGCTTACCTGCAGGTTGCCGCAGGATTCTGCCTGTTCTGCACGCCGTTTCAGGAGGGCAAGATGCTCGATACGCTGCAGCGCAGACAATTCGGAAAGCGTGACAGACACACCGTTATATTCAAATTGTTCTGTTTTCAGAAACATGTATTACCTCCGTTTACCCTGCAGCGCCCGCTTCAGTAACGGTGACTTCAGCCACTGCGGCGAACTGACCATTTCCGCTCACCACAGGGATCTGCACCTTACCTGTCGCCACGCCGTTTACCGTAATTGTCATATCTTTCACACTAATGGTGGCTTTCGACGGATCGGCGGAAACCGCTCTGAACGTCTTGTCGGTTGCACTTTCCGGCTCAAAAGAAACCGTCAGGGTGGTTGTTTTCCCTTTTGCCACCGTACCGGATGTCGGCGTCACCTTAATCGCACTGACCGGCGTAATTTTGCTGCGTTCTTCCGCTACAGAAGGTTTACCCACGTTAGTGACTTTCACCGTGCGGGTGATCACTTCTTTCGCCGTCACGGCCTTACCGATACTGCTGACCCAGCCACGAAACACATCCACCGTGCCATTCGGAAAACGGATTTTATAGGCCCGGACATCGCCGCTTTCAAACCAGCCTATAAGCCCTTTCTGGCCTTCCTCTCCCGGTTTCCAGGCCAGCGTAAAACTGGTATCACCTGCAGATTTCTGCCCCTGCCCGGTCGCGGTCCAGTCCGCGTCTTCATCATCCAGGTAGTTATCATCGTAGGATTCTGCCGTCATCTCGCCCGGCGTCAGATCCTTCACCTTAGCCAGTCGCTGCCAGTCATCGTCTGACAACGGGTTTGCATAAGCATCACCCTTGCCGTTGTAAACCCACAGAGTGGTACCGGCACCTTTTACCGGCTCAAGGGGATTTGGTGTTGCCATATCGTCCTCACATCTCGTATGTAATGGAATAAGTCAGATCTGCAGAACTCCATAACGCCATATCGTCATCACGACGATACTCATAGCCCTGCGTAACCATCGTGGTAATCAGTCCTGCCAGTGCCGGGATCGCGGTCATCGCCGGGTAAATCCGGCTTTCCATCCACTGATCAAGCTCTGAATCCGGTACCTGTGCCGGTAAAAACACCTCAATATGCAGCGTGGCCCGCCAGGTATCTGCATCCAGCTCTTCACCGGTATACTCTGCATCCGTCAGATAAACCGCGATCGCAGGAAAATCCTCTTCGTCAAAAACAACGGGGCGACCATCAAACAGCGTCGCCCCGTGTTCATGCTGCTCGAGTGCATCCAGCACTGCGGCACGAATGTCAGTGTGTTTCATCGTTTTATTGCAATCCTCAGTTGTTGTTTCAGCGCGTATGCCAGTTCTTTAGGCAGGCGTTCACGCCGGATACGGTCAACATTCTCATCAAATGCCTGTTTCAGTGGGGCCGCCATCGGGATTTTCACCACATCAATGGGGTAACGGTTTTTCCCGGCCACACGCTGCATGACATGCCAGCGACCATTTTTTAATCGCTGAATAAATGCCCGCTGATACCGATGCTGACCGGCTTTAAGTATGCTGTTCGGGCGACGCCCCAGCATCCTGATCCCCAGCTTAATCACAGGGAGATCACCGCGGTTAACGATAATTTTGGCATTCGGATTTCTGACCGTCGCCCGTTTCAGTCTGGACCGTTCCTTAACCAGTTTCCGGCGAACCTTTGTCTCCCGGGCAACCTGTGATGAAGACTGATTAATCGCCGTTGTGGCCACGCGGTTAATGGCCATTGCTGAAGCCGCCGGAATGGCGTTTTTACGAACCCGGCTCAGATTGTCAATCGCCTGATCAAGCCCTTTTATCGCCATAATTTCACCCTGCGTTTATCGTCGCCGGTTAACTGCGGGTGGTTGACCACGGTTGAGCCAGAGATAACAGCTGCCCCCGTCATCCGGAGAAACACGATCCACCCAGAATATCTCACCATTAATGGTCAGCGTGTCACCACGCCGCACGGCACGAACCGTATCCGTCCGCACAAATAATGACGGGCTGCTTCCTTCAATACGGACCCCGCCACCGGCAAACCCCAGCGACTCCGGATCGTCAAAAACCCCCTGAACTTCGCTGCCACACTGTGCCCCCGAGGTGAACTGCGCACAGAGCCCCATCACTTCAACGATCGTACTGTCTACCCCGGCGAGGGCAGCATCAAAGGCATTCTGAAAATCACGCATATTCAGCCGTTCCGTGCTGTATCATGGCCGTTGCCAGTGATGATGGCACCAGAACACGCATACCCCGTAACGCCAGCTCAACGGGACGACCTGTCTCCGGGCAATACCCCATTACTTGCAGGCACTTCCGTACCCGGACGGCTTTAACATCATCCGGAGCATCCGTGTTGTTCAACTGCTCACCATCGTCTGTGTGATTTTGATCAGCCCCGCTCTCATCAGAGTGCATAATGCCCTCCGGGGAAACAGCAAGCTCCTCTTCCCACTCAGACACACGTTGAGCAATATCCGCAGCACTCCCCGACATATCCGCCTCGCGCCCCAGCAGGCCAGCCAGTTGACGAAGACGATTCAGATTTTCTTCTTTTGTTGCCATCTCAGCCTCCTGTGAAAAAAGACACGGGGGCATTTCGCCCCCGCTCACGGATTATTTCACCTGTACCACCACAAACTCATCCGGATCCGGCAGCACCATCAGCGGAGCGGACTGCGTCATGGTGAATTCACAGGACGGATCGCCCACGGTCAGCCAGTGTTTCGGGTAACGGGAAGAAGCCACCACTCCTTCAGACAACGCCTGTGCATCCTTAATGGCACCATAGCAACGAATCCCCTCTGCCGCCGTATTCCCCAGCACCAGCATGCCCTCCGGCAGATAACGTTTTTCGGTACCGTCCTCTGCCACATAAGACGTTTTCGCCACCACAATGGCCAGATCGCCGTAATACCCCTTGAAGGACACCACTGCGCCCAGATCTTTCACTGCCGTTTCGAGTTGTGAATTTGAGCCGCGACGGGTATCCAGTTTTTCGCGGAACAGCTTAAAGCCATTCAGCAGACGCCAGACCGTACCGTCCATAATGGCGATATTCACAAGGCCGCTGGCCTGATCGCAGTAGAGGTCAATATCATGCGTCGGATCAAACGTATCACGGTCCTGCTCAGACCATTTTTTACCGTCAGCCTGCTCAATGTTATTTCCTTCAGAGCGCCCGAAATCCACCTCGACAGTATCAAACTGATCCCCTTCCATGGTGTATTTGCCATACAGCACGGCATTCACCGCCTGCATTTCTTCCACCTGGACAATGGCGTGCTCTTCCTGTTTGAGGTTATCGGTAATGATACGCAGACGACGGTAGGCCGGGTCGTTCAGCTGAGCCGGATCTTCACCAGGAAGGCGCTCAACCGCCTGCTGGTAATTAAATTCGTGTTTCGGCTTGACGTAGCCCGGACGCAACACGCGGGTTTCACCACCACGATGGCGCAGCACTTTTCCTTCAACGATCGGGGAGACATAGGCCGCCACCGGCGTTTTTCCGGTAATTTTGTCCAGCATCACCTCTTCGGTGTGGAAATTCACCGTACGGCGGAAAAACAGCTCCAGAAATAGCGCACGGAATTTAACTTTTTGTTCGGTATAACCGAGTAACTGGCGGGTCGTAAACAATCCCATAAATCAGTTCCTTTCATTCAGAAATCAGTCAGGCCACCATGGTGGCCTGATAACGTGTTACGGCAGAGCCGCGTGACTCAGGGCTGTGCCGGCAAAGGCATTTGCCTTTTTGTGTTCATCCACACTGTCAGGCCAGCGGATTGCCTCCGTCGCAAAGGTCCCCGACTTGTAATAGGTCAGCACCGTCTCTGTGCCTTCAAGCGGCAGTACCAGTATGCCAACCGCACTACCGGCTTTCTGTCCATCCCAGACCACCAGTTTCCCGGTGGCTTCATCCAGCATCAGGGGCGTCAGAGCCGGTGTTGCAGAAGAAATCCCGCTGCTGCCTGTGGCGGTATGAGCCGGATCATTACCAGCAAAAATACGTACTTCCGCACGCTGTTCAGTGATGGTTTTCGTCACCATTTTGTTAAAACCTCATATTGATGGTCAGCACTGACTTCATGGCATGGCCATGAGCATTTTCACGTCCGCATCACCGTCTGCTGACGTCTGTGACACGCCACCCCGCACCGCTGCCGGTGAATGATTCGCCATGAAATGTTCAAACAGGGCGGTTGTGGATGCAGAGACCGGTTCGGCCTTACCTGATCCCGCAGCCAGCACAGCCCGGGCGTTCTCCACGGTCATTCCCGGGCAGGCCGCCAGTTTTTCAGCCTGCGCTTCTGCCCCTTTTGCCTCATCCAGGGCCATGATCTGATCACGAAGTGAGGGCCCGGCATTCGCCTGCGGTGAGGCAGCCAAGATCGGGCGGGCTTTTTCCACCGTCATCTCCGGCATCGCCGCCAGCGTTGCCGCCAGTTGTTCACGACCTTTCGCTTCTTCACACGCCATAATGCGATCGGCTTCACTCTGCGCGGATGCCACCGGCTGCTGTGGTGCCGCCGCGGCCAGAATCGCCCGGGCCTGTTCAATGCTCATGCCCTGTTGTCCTGCCAGCATCGTGGCAAGCTGTTCACGTCCTTTCGCTTCCTGACACGTCAGGATCCCCATCACTCGCTGGTTCTCCTGCGCGGCAGCTTCCGTTGCAGTTAATTGCGGCATAGTGCCTCCTGTATCATGAGTTTTCAGCGCCGCAGCCATCACGCTGATGGCATCCGACGCATTGATTAATTCATCCGCCAGTCCGGCCTTAATAGCGGACTGACCTTCAAAAACGGCAGCCTCTGTCCCCGTGACAGCTTCCACAGACAGCCCCGTATACATCGCCACTTTTTCGGCAAACATCCGGTGCGCCGCATCAACCCGCTGCTGCATGTCCTGACGCACCTCTGCCGGTAAGGCTTCAAACTGATTGCCATCCACCTTGTGCGCCCCGGCATAAATCAGCGTGATATCCACCCCGGCCTGCGCCAGATGACCGGCATAGCTGACATGGCTCATCATCACGCCAATGGAGCCGATACGGGATGTCTGGGTAACCAGCCGTCGGGAGCAGGCCGACGCCAGCAGCATGGCTGCAGAACAGGCCGTGTCATTGCACAGTGCCCAGACCGGCTTCTGCTGACGGAGGCGGTAAATCATGTCAGCGCAGTCAAACGCGCCGGCGGCCTGCCCGCCCGGACTGTCAATGTCCAGCAGTACGCCCCGCACCTGGCTATCTGCCATTGCCTGCTGAAGACAGGCGACAATGCCGTCATAGCCTGTCATTCCGGAAAATGGCCGCATACCGCCCAGCCGGTGCACCAGCGTGCCGGTCACCGGCAGTACAGCAATACCGTTCACCACCCGGTAAACACGGGCCGGTCGTTTACCTCCGGCCATGTACTCGTCCGTTTCAGCCAGCATTCCGGGAGCATCAAGCTGTACCTGTTGTTGTGGTACCGAAAGACTTGCTGCCCCCATCTCGCGCCCGAGCGCGCAAAAGAAAACCCGCGCATAGGCGGGCTCCAGAAGCAGCGGTTCATTGAATGCTGCGGCAATAATGTGTGAAAGATTACGTCTCACGTGGTGTTGTCTCCTCTTCCGGCCTGCGACTCTCCGCTATCTGCTGCTGATACGCCTGCGCTATCCACACCGGGCGTGAGAGTCCGGCTTTTTCCCGCTCTGCAGATTCCCTGACCTGCTGGCGGAAAATGTCCTGATAATCCTCGCCCATCAGCGCCAGCTCTTTCTCATACGTGCTCAGTCCGGCCTCAATGCGCATCACTGATTCCTGAACCTCCTTGAGCCCGTCAATGGCCATTCTTCCGGCTCCAATCCACTCAGCCCGTGACCAGGCTGATCGCGCCTGATAAAAATCAAACCGTGCCCGTGGCGGACGAATAATCCCCCGAAGAAGTGCCTCTTCCAGCCAGCAGGAAAACATCTGCGTGGCCAGCCGGGACGCAATAAATTTTCGCCGCCCCATAAAATAGCGCCACGACTCATTGGCGGATGCGCGGGCACTTGAGTAACTGACCTTCGAGTAATCACGGGACAACTGTTCGTAGGAAACGCCAAGACCGGCGGCGATATACCGCAGCAGCGCCTGTTCAAGCGCCGAAAATCCATTGTCTGAATCCTGCGCGGTCTGAAGTTTCAGATCATCACCGGGGAAAAGGTGCGGAATTTTGACACCGCCCAGCGTCACGCTATTCGTGTCATACCAGGTGGAGAACTTATCCAGAATATTAATAAGCGGATTATCCTTCTGCCCCTGCGGCGCACCGGCGATATATTCAAAGGCCTTTTCGGTATCAAGGTCACTTTCAATCGTCGCTGCATACATCGCCTTCACTATGGCCGACTGAAGCTGTGTTGCCTGCAGGGAATCCAGCATCTTCAGCCGTTCCATAACGCTGTAAAACTGATTGGCTCCACGGGTCTGCCCGTCCTCCACCGGCTCGAAAATATGCAGCATGGCCGGACGCCCGGTGGGTAGTTCACGCGGGATCCGTTCCCATCGTCCACTCCCGGAGCGAGGAAAATCATCCTCACAGATATGGTACGCAACGGCACGGCCATATCGATCAACCTCCACACCGGCCCGCAGAAAACGGTTCCCGATACCGTGTCCTGGCGTGTCCACCCGTTTCGGACTCACGGCTTTAAAACGCGTACGAAACAGTTGCGTACTCTCCGTATCCCAGACCGGCTGCACAAAGATTTCGCCGTTAAACGCATGAACGCCCACACCTTCACGGATAAATTCCGTAAACGTGCGTTTCCCTTCCACGTCGATCTCACCAAACATCCCTTCTGCGTATTCTGACCAGGCCGCCTCCACCTCATCGACAAAACTTTTTGCCGCGGTCTCCCGCATCCCCAGCCAGCGCCAGTTCGGACGGTAGCTAATCAGAAACATATGCCCGACAATGTGATCCTTATGCAGGGCCACCGCATTGGCCGCTATTCCGTTATTGCGCACCAGATCATCTGCACGGGCATTCCCCAGACGCAACGCGGGCAGCAGGGCCGCATCGGCACTCTGCGAGGGTGGCAACCACTCTGCCATTTGCCCGCCAAATCCTGCACCGCCACCGTTGTAGCTGAGGCTCTCCCGAAGCGGAACGCCGTTCACATCAATCAGGACAGGCGTTCGTTTCATAACCTCACTCCCAGCGGACGACGGCGACGGCGGGTTGTCCCCAGTACCGACTCCGCATCATTGATCGCCCGGTTAAGCTCATCCAGAGAAGCTGCCGTATATTCAATTCTGCGACCATCTTTCTGGACAGACACCACCCGTTTACCGGTTAATAAATCAAGGCGCGCCTGACGCAGCGCCTGCAGTTCAGCGACTGTAACCATTCACTCCTCCGGACAGCTTCGCTGCCAGTTCTTTAAGGGTTGGCCGGGTCGTCTCTTCTTCCCGGGATTTTGCCAGTACAGCCAGATCAAGCTGCCAGCGTTGCACGGACACACGTAATGCCGCGTAGGCATACACCAGGCAGTCCAGCGCTTCGTTACGCCGCTTTTTGTTATCCCACAGCAGACGCATCTTTCCTTTTTCCCACTTCTCCACAAGCTCTTCCGCGACCAGTTGCTGCGCCTCTGTCTGCGAAAAAATCTCCGGATCATCAGGAAAACGGATGGCATACGACGTGGCTTCATCCGCAGGCGTGGGCTCGGCTTTCATACGGGCATAGAGAATTTCTTTTGCGGTGTCCGTCCCCACTTCACACAGATAAACGCCCCGCTGATTGCGGGTTTTCGGCATGGTGATCACCGGCTTGCCATAGACAGACGCGCCTTTTACCGGCAGCACACGGAAAACACCGTGTTTTTTTGACCTCTGGTAGACGATTTCACCATCGATCCCCCCGGTGTCCCAGCAGACACGGGAAATGGTCATTTCGGTGCCATCCGCATGGCGGTATTTTTTGTTGATCGCCGCATCCACACGTAACAGCGTCTCTTCCTCATCGGGACGTCCCATAATGATGATTTTATCCACCAGAAAGGCTTCCTCTCCCGGAGCCCATCCCCAGACATACATCTCAAAACGGTTTCGCTGCGAGTCAATGCCCGCCGTCAGATAAACCACCCGGGCAGGCACCGCCGCCGTGTAATGAACAACCTTATCCATCAGTACCTGGTGATCGAGTTTTTCGCCCACGGCCTCTTCCCAGGTCTCGCCCAGCGTGGTGTTCACAAAGGTTTTCAGGCCGTTGGGATCTTTCAGTGCATCCAGCCAGTCATAGACAATCTGTACCCAGGTGGTGAACGGACTGTACGCCGTCCAGATATGGAATGTGATGGAGCGCGGCGGCGGAATTTCATTATCCGCGGCGCTGAAAAACGTCAGACCGTCGCGGGTCCACATCCCCGTGTTTTCGCAGATCCACCGCCCGTTGCTCTGGTCAAGCTCAGACTGATGGATCACGCAGCCATGATGTTCACAGAGGTAGAAAACGCTTTCGGGGCTGTCCTTCTCCCATTTAAGGCCAAAAGGCGTGGACTCATCGCCAAATTTCAGATACTGCGCCTCCCCACAGTGCGGGCAGGGCACATAAAAACGCATGAAATGCGCCGACTCGTTGGCCGCTTTTTCGATCTGGCAGGAGCCTTTTATTTTAGGCGTCGAGCCGCGAATGGATTTTGGCCATACCGAGCCCTCAATACGCTTATCCCCCAGCAGGGTTGGCGAGCCCTCTTTTTCGACATCCGGCTCGAACGAGGAAAGTTCGTCATAGCAGACCACGTCCACGGATTTTTCACGGTAGTTTTTTGCTGCCGCACCACCCAGGCACCAGAAGCCCACCCCCGATGAAAAGCGTTTCAGCGTGAGAGTATTGTCACGATGTTTACGACCCAGCCACGGGGAAAGATCTTTCAGGCATGGCACGTCCCGAATCGTCGCCTCCACGTGAGACTTCATAAAATCTTCAGCGGCAGAATCCGTGGGCTGAAAAAGCAGACTGTTTCGGGATTTATGCTCAATAAAATACCCGGCGACTCCCAGCAACATCTTTGTATAGCCAACACGGGCAGATTTAATCAGATTAACAGTGCGGATCTGATCATTCCCCATACTGTTCATGATGGCGATCTGGAACGGCAGCGTTTTCCATTCGCCGTCACCGTATGAGGATTCTTTCGGCAGATAATAATACTGGTCAGCCCATTCAACTGCCGTCATCGGTACAACCCTGACCAGAGGCTGCAGCGCAACCGAAACGGCGGCCACCATATTATTCAGTTGTTGCTCTGATATATTCATCCAGCAAATCCGGTAATTTATCCCCTGCCCGCGCACACTGATTTGCGCCCTTTGCAATAAGGGTTTTCAGATGGTCAATATGACGTGGCGTTAAATCCGGGAACTGTCGCTGCATGGATAACGGAATGGAATCAAGCGTACTGGACAATGCCATCGCCAGTTTGCTGAGGGCGAAAACGCAGAAGTCTGAATCGATGAGCTTACCTTCGGTTACCTGATTTTTAAGTTTTTGAGCTACAGCCTGTTCTTCTGTCAGTTCAGCTCTGGCCCGAAGCAGCCTTTCCTCCAGTTCTCCCCCGTCATCAGGTGTTCTCTGATTGTGTTGTCGCCGCTCGCGATCTATCTCCAGTACAGTTTTAACGTCATATAAAACTTCCCTCCCCCGACGTTCAACAGGAGGAACGCCCCATTTATCAAATGCCTGAACAGAGATACCGATGGAGGAGGCCATATCACTTTTATTCAATAAAAAGGCCATCTCCTCTCCATAAGTCATCGATAAAAAGCGAAACAACAACCATGTGTTTTTGCAAAACCATTTGATATCATTGACATTTTTCGCATTGACGACATCAAAACACATCGTAAGGTTGTTGTATTTATTTTATTTTCACCTTACTTATCAATTAGATATACCAAACAATTAAACAACAACCACCCCCTCAAAAAATCTCATAAATAGTGAAAACGCGCGAGGTCGCCGCCCCGTAACGATCTGGATCACCGGAAAGGACCCGCCAACGACTTTCGCGTGCAGGCATTAAAAATTTTGCAGTTCCATGCCTAGTTGAAACCTCGATTTCTATAACATCCAATTTTGTAAATTTAGATATAGCTCAACTTTTCCCAATGTTTTCAAGTGTATAAAAACAATTGGCGTTACGCCATAACACTATACTTAGGATAAGTAAAGATTTTAAGGAGTTTTAATGAGTCAACATCAATATTATCCACAGCTGAAATGGAAGCCTGCTGAATATGAATCTCTGATGCTTTTAGATCAAACTACGCTCTCTGGTTTTACTCCGATCATTACCATTCCAGACATAGACTGGGATTATGAAAACGAATGCTACAAGAAGAGTTTGAGTTCTTACTTATCTGACTTCGGTATTAACCTTGCGGCATCCTGGAAAGCCAATCGTCCTGTTTTGCTGGATGTTAAATATTTAGATAAACATGGTTCGAGCCGCCATCATCCTCTAGATATGTGTATCCAAGATGCTAGAGTAAATGGTAAGGAAATTATCCCTGTTGTTTCTCCCGCATATTCAACAAACTATATACATGCTGTTCAACGCAACTTAATCAATGGGCTCGCTATATCTATCACCCCCCAGACATGGCACCAATTCACAAGTCTGGTTAACCACTTAAATATTCATCCTAGTTTAATTGATGTAATCATTGATTTTGGAGATATTCAAAACGCAACTGATAGTTTAAAACAACAAGCATTAAGCATGGTCAACACATTATCAGGCCAAGCTCCGTGGAGAAACTTGATTTTATCTTCAACCGCATACCCGGCATCACAGGCAGGGATACCGCAACATCAAGTTCATCATATTCCGCGCCATGAATACGATCTTTGGATGTACGTAGTACAGAATTTTAGCAATGGAAGAACGCCAAGTTTTAGTGATTATCCCACCGCTAGCTCTACCATTACGAGCGTAGACCCACGCTTCATGTCTCAGTATGTCTCAGTGAGATATTCGAACGATACCTCATGGATCTTTGTAAAAGGTACCGCAGTTAAAGGAAATGGATGGGGCCAAACTAAAAACTTATGTACTACCCTTGTTAGTTCGCCAGAGTATCAAGTCTTTGGCTCCAAATTTAGTTGGGGGGATGATTACATTTACCAAAGATCATTAGGCGCTAACAAATCTGGCGGCTCTAAAGAATGGCGTAAAGTTGCACATACGCACCATATTACGTTAGTCGTGAGACAGCTTTATTGGTTGGCGCAGACTCAGCCTGCCAAGCCTTAACTTTCCAGCCTACGCGTTTCTTTAAGGCTGTTCTGACTTCAGGCCTGAGATTCGCTATTGGAATATTTTCCGCAATAATATTCCATAACTCAAATCGGGGCTTGCTTTTGATTCCTTTGGAATAGCCCCATCGTTCAAGTACGTCGATACATTCATCTTTCCAAAGCAATTGAGCGAGCATCAATGTGTCATGGTTTCGATTAAGCTTTTCTCCACGCATGTGCTTTATAAGAATGGCGCCTTTTGGCCCAACAGAAACCGTTTTAACGCCCCACCAACCTGGGATTAACTTTAATGCTCCCTCAAGGTGTTTCTCAGCTACGACAAGAGTAACCTTGTCCATTACAGAAGAATAATGCTTGATTTGAAGAGGCAAACGCTCCAAAGAGTCATATTCACTTTTGAGCTCGTACCCGTGTATAACACCATTTATTACAGCAATGTCTGCTCTACTGGCGCCAAGGGATATGGAAAATTCATCGACCACAAGGCAGTCTGGATCTAAATGCGATTCTTTCAAAAGCTTATGATGCACCGCGAACCTAACATCTTGATCTTTCATGACTTCTCCTTACTCCCTCCGTTATTGAATTATAGCGCACTGCATTTTACTGCATTTGAGAGATTTGACCACTTCAATCACAAAATGCTTATCTGCAGCAACAAGATTCATAGCCATACGACTATGGTGATTACCTTTTGTCTGGAAAACTGACCATTCCACGAAGATCAGATAGGTCTATAGAATCTTGGTTTGTCATAGCGTTCGTCTTACTTTGAGATGAACCTTTGCTGCATAGGAGATCAGCCCGTCAAGGCTCACCAGCACTAACTGACTACTCAAAGGCTCATTCCAAAGGGTTTGGTTCGACGTGGTTGAGTGCGCTGCGGTGCGCGGTGAAATACCTGTACAAAAATGCCCCGCATCTGCGAGGCATTTTCCTGAAAGTCACGTATTAAATTTCAGTGAAATTAAAATTATTTTAAGCACTGCGTCCTGATGTACTCCTGCAGGTAGTTGACCTGAGCGGTTATCTTGTCGATTCCACTTCGGAGACGGTAATAATTGAGTTCAGCATCTGCTGTAAGTCTTGGGCTTTCTCCATCGCCCATGCTGCTGGCTCCGGTCGTTGACTTTGCACAGGTGGCGGCGACTTGCAGGCGCTTACGCCCAGCAGAAACATCAGCACGAAGACTTTCGATAGTCGCGTTAGCATCAGCAAGCTCCTTTGTGTATCTGGCGTCGAGTTCTGCTACATCACGCTGACGCATCTGCATGTCAGTAATTGCCACGTTCGCCAGCTTCAGTTCTCTGGCATTTTTGTCGCGCTGGGCTTTGTAGGTAATGGCGTTATCGCGGTAATGATTAACAGCCCATGACAGGCAGACGATGGTGCAGATAACCAGAGTATAAATAATCGCTGCGACTCTGCTCACTGATCTATCCCCCAACAGGCTAATGCGCTTTCCTGGTCACGACGAATAACCTGTCCATAGCAGTTATTTGAACGTATGCGGCAATCGCGCCCACCATCTTTTATCCACCAGCGAATCGCCTCGCATGCGCCCTTACGATCACCGGCATTCAGCCGCTTATAAAACGTCGACGGGAAACACTTACCGGGGCCAATGTTATAGGGACAGAATGACGCTATACCCGCTTTCTGTGGTTCGGTCAGTGGTACTTTAATATTGCGCTCCACCCATGCCAGCGCCTTATCACGTTCAATAGCGTTAACCTGGTCGCATTTTTCCTTCGACAGCTTCATTCCCGGTATGACGGGCTTACCATCCACCATTGTGGCACCACGACAGATGGTCCATATACCGGAACCATCGCGGTATGCCGTAGTGTGGTTACCCTCTTTTTCATCCAGAAACTGGTCAAGTATTTGAGGAGCAGACGCGCCTGCAGCAATCAGCGCCAGAACAGCAGCTGACAGGCCGTATTTGATTTTTGCGCTCATGGATATTTATCAGGATGCTACCAATGAAAGATACTGGAAAGCCAACTGCAAAAAGCTAACAACCCGTAATCGAGTTATCAGAACTGTTAATTTTTATGGTATACCGCGCCTCTGAACAGGGGCGCGTTTCTGGCAACAGCTCGTCCCCTTCACATAACCCGGCAGCAACATCCATGAAGACCTGTCTGATGCTCCTTCTGGCTGCTGCCTCATAAAACTCCAGCGCGGCACCTTCAACACGGTCCAGCGAGATGTCCAGGTCAAAAATTTCACCGTCAAAGCGTTTTTTGTCCCGTAACGCTAAAGTTACCGTAACTTTATTCTCAAAATTGCGGATCCCTTTCACAATCAGTTCATAGTTTTGAGTCATTGAATTACTCTCCCCGTGCCGCCTTACGACGGTCCTCTCTGATTTTGAAATACAGGTTAGTCAGATATGTCAGCAGCCCAAACAGCAGACTCCCCAGCACGCCTATTGCCGCCCACTGAGACGGGGAAACCCTGTCCAGCAACTGCAGGAACCAGTAGCCCGTTCCCACCGCTGACGTGGTGTATGACACACCTGTTGTGATTTTTTCCATCTGGTACATACCCCGTCTCCCGTTATCCGGAAGCTGACAACAATAAAAAAAGCCACCAGTTAAGTACTGATGGCTCTGATAACTCATGCAGGCATCTCAGACGACCCACTGACACTACCGGTGAGTTTAACGATACCTTCCATTTGACTGGCTCACTTTTTATGATGATGCTGGTGCATTTATCTCCAGCACCAGACTTTCTATCTCAACGCCATACGCTGCATTTTTTGTAACATCCGTCAGCGTCAGCGCATTCAGCCCCAGTGTCAGACTGTCTTTTATGACCTGGAATGCCGGGCCAGCCACTCCATTCAGTTTCGGAGTAACCGTGGCACTGCCGGCGGTGAACACCAGCTCCAGCGTCTGCCAGTCGTTACCGTAATCGCCGAACTCCCCCAGCTTCGTGTTTCCGGCTTTCCTGTGATGCATCAGATTCACTCTGCCGTCAATGGTCTGAGTGAAGTAAGACATCAGGAACGGATTACCAGTACCCGTCATCGCCACATCATCAGGAACGGGAGCGTCCGTATACAGATAAATCCCCAGCCCGAACTGATTGTTGGTCAGTGCGCCTGAGAGGCGGAACTTACAGGTCAGTCTGCCGCCCTGTGTCAGCAGGGTAATTGCGTCATCCACCGGATGCATCAGGTACCAGGTTTTATTGCTCTGCTTGGTGATCTTAAATACACCCTCTGACAACTGAATTCCGCCATTCTTAATGCTCCAGCCCTGCGCAGCAGCATCTCCGGCTGTCGGCAACAGGGAGATTGTGCGTACGGATGCATCTTCAGACGGCCCCGATGGCGTGTCGCCGCCGGGCGAGGGTTTGATTTCCGGTGCCTTACCACTAATGAAGGCTAAGGTGCGACCGGCTACGTTCAGAATAGCAGTTGCCATACGATCGGGAATAATGCCACGACGCGCCCATGAGCTGAAATGCGTCGGGCGATTTGATGATACCCAGTTTTTGTTCGTTCGGGATGCCGAACCGTAATAACCAGACCCGACAATATCAGGATCTTCTGACGGGTTGTTTGTCGGTGTATTAACTCCGCTACCATCGGTCATAAAGGGAACAAAATAAATCTGCTGGGATTCTTTACCTTTATATGCACCATATACCACTTCATATTGCGTACCGTGTTCTTGTTTCCACGCGTATGTCGTGTCGCCACAAATCCAGGGGACTGATGCCGGACTTCCACCGTGACACTGCGCCGCCAGCCCGGCAAGGTCAGCACGGAACTGCTGTACCATTGCAAGAAATGCTGCTGGCTGCTGGGCGTAACTGGCATTCGTCATATCGAATTCCCCCTGCATCCAGCATATCGCCAGCAAAACGTTTTTCGGGTTTTTCTGCAATGCTGCCTTCGTGCGGAAAAGCAGATCCTGATATAACGGCTTACCCACTCCCCAGCGAGCCGAATCCTGACTGGCCCCCGTGGACTCGCTGAATGTCCCCTCCGTGCCCTTGGTGAATGCCGAACCACCACGACAGCATGGTACCAGCAGGATCCCCGCATTATTAGGGATATACGGAAGCAGTTTTTTGGCAATATGTAAGCCCTGTCCGACACAACCGTACTGCCCTTTGCTCAGGTCAGCCCGGGGATGGTTAATCGTACTCATATCCTGAACATCATGCAGACAATGGTCAGCAGGAATGATGTCGTTAAATACGCATACTTCGCCACCGGGAGTCACTGTGTTACGACGGGCCAGTTGCTTAATGCGCGGATGGGGCGCATCGTATGAATCCGGAAGCGGAAGCCCTTCACCGTAAGCCATGGCATTGGACTGCCCGGCCAGTACGATGACGTAGTACCACTCCGGCTCAGTTGCACCACTGACGACCACATCACCTTCTGCTGCAATCGCCTGCATCAGGGTATAAGGGGTTATGGCCACCGGACTACCAAACGGCTGCCAGCCCTCTTTCAGTTTATGTGTCAGCTTTTCCGCAAGATCTGACGGCGACGCCGCCCTGACAACATCATAGTGTTTAAATGCCATGGTTCTTTCCACCATCTGAAAAATGATTCTTTAAAATACCTGACATGTAATACAGAAAAAAAACAAAACCATACCTTAAATAAAAACCTCATCATCAAGCAGATATGCATGGATAAACTACAAGACGAGATATAAACCACCCTGCATTTAAATAAACAATAAACAACATCAGAAAAATAATTCTGCTCTATGGTTTACAATCAAAAATATCATTTATACTTTTCAGAACATCACCAGCAAGGCATAAACAAGGAAACTAAATGAAGTGGATTGTGATTGATACAGTTATCCAGCCATCATGCGGAATATCTTTTTCAGTCATATGGAGTAAAATAAAATTAATAATCTGGTATCAATCGGATGCTTTCTTACCTCCTGAAAGTATATTTACACTGACTCACACAGGCATCATGCTCAATAACAAAGTGCTACCTGTAACCATTTACAACGTAGTGCCATTCAATAAAACATTCTGGAATTTAATCAAAAACAGCCAGGAATGCCCTACAAATACAGATAACGTATTGAATGAATGCTTTAATAACCGTTGCACTCTGCAAATATGTCCTTATGGACTAAAACAACAAAGTCCATAAGGAGTTTACTCACATCTGACAAAATCAATATAAACAGCCCCTCCGGAGAGGGGCTGGAGAGTGGCGCTATGTGCCATTGCATGGTGCCGGGTGCCTCCCGGTGAATTCAGTACCAGCACCTGAATCCGCGATTATCCCATATACCTACTCGCTGATTGCCCCTCCGCACAGGGGGATTCACCATGCGAAATTTTTTAACAAACTTCCCGCTGGCCAGACAATAATCGCCAGCCTGAATTATGAGCAACGTAGCATTTTACGGGAAAACTGTTTTCTGCAGTAAAAAGGCCCGCCGGAGCGAGCCTGGAAGGATAGCGGTCATGTGATGCCGGTTTCCCGGTAACTCAGCATCGGTATCTGAGTCAACGTTTTCTCTACTGGGTCATTTCCGATACGTTCCGCCTTCCGGCAGACTTTCATCACGTCAGAAAATATAGCACCCTGAGTAACAGGACAGTACTCAGAATTCAGGAAACTGTGACACATCCTGCACAGAAAAGCCCCTCCGGAGAGGGGCTGAAGTATAGCCTAATTTCTGTCTGTCGCATGGTGCCAGGTGCCTCCCGGTAAATTCAGCCTGTCTACTGAATTTGCATGTTCTCTGGATCATACACTTTGCCAGATGCCCCGCCGCTGAGGGGGATTCACCATGCGATGTAATTTTTAACAAATTCTCCGGCAGCCAGACAATCATCAAGCTGTGGAATTGTGAGGTATTTAAAAATTTCAACGGGTAACTGATACCCTGCTAATCGCCTGATGCTTTCTTTTTCAGCAACGGGAAAGCAACAACCACCACACCCGCCACCAAAACATCATCAGACAGCACCGACATTATCCGGCTGCTGAAGTCCACCATCACCACCAGAAACAACAGGAGTGCAACCACAGCTGCTTAGAAGGCAATTGCTCTGTCCGGCTGAGCTAACAACGCAGAATACCGATAAATGGACCGCCATCGAGAACTCGAACCCCGCGCAACCAGCTTCGAAGGCTGGCGCTCTATCCCGATGAGCTAATGGCGGTATGTGATGGTGGCCCTTGCTGGATTTGAACCAGCGACCTGGCGATTATGAGTCGCTCGCTCTCACCACTGAGCTAAAGGGCCGGGAGCCGCATAATAACGACGCGTAATTAATTCTTCAATATCATCCGCTCTGGCTGACTAAATCCTGTACTTCCCGAACCGTCTGCTCAAAACGTTCAGTCTCCAGCTCAACGCCAATTGCACGACGCCCGAGCGCCAGTGCCGCTTTCACTGTCGAACCCGACCCCATGAAAAAATCTGCAATCAGGTCACCCGGACGACTGCTAGCGCTGATTATCTGCTGCAGCATTTCTGCCGGTTTTTCGCACGGATGTTTCCCGGGATAGAACTGCACCGGTTTATGCGTCCACACATCGGTATACGGCACCTGCACCGTCACGCCAAAATACCGCCGCAGATGTTTATATTCACTCAGCAGCTCCGCATACTGCCGGTTCAGTGAGGTATACGTATCCACCAGCTGGTGGTGGAGCTTTTCCAGTTCACCACGCCGATGCTTCTCTTCTGCCACCCGGGCAAACAGCGCCTGTAATTTCAGATAATCGCTTTCATTCGGTAGCTGCCACTGACTGGCACTGAACCAGTGCGACACCATGTTTTTCTTTCCTGTGGCATCTGCAATCTGTTTTGCCGTTATCCCCAGGGCCGCGCGCGCATCACGAAAGTAAGAAATCAGCGGGGCCATCACATGCTGTTTCAGTGCACTGCCCTTCGCCGCATACCCGGCATCTTTCGGACGATACGGCCCCTGATAATGTTCCGCGAACAGAATGCGCTCTGTGGCGGGGAAATACGCCCGCAGGCTTTCCTTGTTGCACCCGTTCCAGCGTCCGGACGGCTTCGCCCAGATAATATGGTTCAGCACACTGAAGCGTTCACGCATCATGATTTCGATATCAGATGCCCGGCGATGACCACAGAACAGGTAAAGACTTCCGGCAGGTTTCAGCCCCCGCCAGAACTGCGCCAGACACTGGTCCAGCCACTTCAGGTAATCATCGTCGCCCTTCCACTGGTTATCCCAGCCCTCAGGCTTCACTTTAAAGTACGGCGGGTCCGTAACTATCAGGTCAACAGAATTTTCGGGTAACGACCGGATAAATTCCAGGCAGTCGGCGTTGATTAACTCACAACTGGATATTTTTACAGTATTAAGCATGGATCATTAAGCCTGTCTCTGATAGGCTCATTCTGCTTTTGCGCAAAGCAGTGGGCCTGAGGTTTGCTTGTGAACCCAACGCATGAGCAGATGGCTGGTGGGTGCCCCTAACACCCACCAGCCGCCCATTTACCATAAATAAAAAAGCCTTCACTGCGGAAGGCGTCTGTAACAACCGAACTGATAGTCTGCCAGACCCGCCATAACCAGCTGAGTCAGTATTAACTGGCAGCGTTCGCGTGAAAGGTAAGTATTCTGCGCTATCTCCCCGACTGTCGCCGGGTCGGTAACGCTTAATTCATTAAACACCACTCTGGCGGTTTCTGTCATATCCTGCTGTTTTAGCATGTCTTTTCCTTTTCCGGTTAACGTGACACACCAATAACTCTTGTCGAAAAAGCCAGCAAGCTGAAAGACAGGTATTCACCGCCACCAGCGCGTTTACTGTACTGACGCGATTTCAGTCATAAAAAACCCGCCAGGCGGCGGGGTGTAAAAAATCTTCTAACGTCAGGCATAAAACGCCCATCGTTAGAGCAAATTTACCACAGATTCGGGAAAAATCAACAACACTATCGCGTTACCCTCTTTAACTGCCGCTCCGCCCATGCCTCTTCAATGTCAAACCGAACCACCAACGTATCGTAAAAGCGTTTCACTGATTTTTTCCACGTATCAAGCGTGATAGCACTCGTCACTTTGCATATGGCATTAAATGCCTCCGTTGATGGCAGCCTTTCACAGCCACGACCACCACAACGCTGGCAATCTCTGATAACAGGCATACCACGTTTTACCGACTCTTCACGATGAATGGCGACACCACGCCCACGGCAATCCTTACAGGCGGTGGAAACCTCACCCTTTCCGCCACACTCCGGACAGGCAACTTTTACCACCTCCCTGACTTTTTTCCATTCTTCCCAGTAAGACGGATACACACCTTTCGTACACTTTGCCCATACTGGCGGCTTGCCATCCGGATACTGAACCTTGTTTGTAAAAACTTCGCTTTCAATAAATTTTTCCCCTCGGCAACAGGGGCACTGCTTTTTACTCGCTGCGCTGCGGGCATAATCCTCAAAAGCGTACGAAGCCATAATGCGCATCACTACCGGTTTTATTTCTGCCGGAAGTTTTCTCAACGCCGCCACACGATCGCACCGACTGAGTGCATATTCTGTCAGCAATTCTGTTGCCCGCTCTCTGTCATTCATACTAATGCCCATTTTCCCAAGGAACGCAGAAAACCCCATCTCAGCCCGATTCTGTGTCATGCCCTGCGCGGCCATCACATCAGTGATACTCAGCGCATCTTTCGACGTTGAGGCCGATGCATCAGTCAGGCCGGGGGATTTTGGGGAGTAGTATTTCGGTAAATCTTCCAGTTTCATTTTTTGACCTGCCCTTCAAGCATTATGGGGTAAATCTTCACCCCCAGACGTCCACCAGATACTGGCTGACCACGAACGATATTGATTTCATCAAACTGCTCATCGTCCATTAACACTCCCGCATGCGTCAGCGCATCCAGCGGTGCTTTCAGGATATTGTCCAGGTCGCGACGACGCTTATCCGGTAGCTCTGCAATCACCTTTATCGCCAGCCTTCCGGACAGGTTTAATTTCAGCCGCTGCTGGCGGACAATAAGTGCCACATCCCGGCGATAACGCTCACCGGCTTTTGATACAAAATATGTGCTGCCACGACGACGCCAGTAGGTGTTCACCGTCGGCGGGTAAGGCAAAACAAACTCTATACGCATCAGTAATCTCTTTTACCCGAGCACGCCGGTTGCAAAGGCGCGATCAAGAAAACGAAAAATTAAATCAACCTGGGAACCATGCTTTTCTTCAAATGCCAGCGGATCAGCATGAAGTTCGTTGTGATGCTCCCGGCACAACGGTAGCGTGAAAATATCGTGGGCTTTTGTCCCTATTCCGCCCTGACCATGACCAATCAGGTGATGGGGATCGTCGGCTGGCTTACCACAACACGCACACGGCTGTGTCTTTACCCAGCGTGTGTATTTCTCGTTAACCCAGCGGCGACGTTTAGGTCGTTTCATGAAAGATTCCGGAGACTCAGGATCAACGGCAATGCTGACCACCGTCTTTTCCTGTGGTGGGTTCTGTTGCTGGTGGGCGTGAGGCAGCGGCGCAAGATTTTTTGTGCGCTGTTTCAGTATGCTGGTGGCGGTCTGCTCTCCCGGTACGATGTCGCTTTCACGGTACATTGAGCGGATTTTTTCCGCACGCAACCCCAGCGAACGACGTAATACCGCTTCCGGTAGCGCGTCCGCCACCTGATTGCGGACCGCCCACCAGGATAATTCAGCCAGAGATAATTCACGCTCCTGCGTACCGCTTATTGCGTGACCGATGACGTCAATCATCCATGCTGACAGGTTTTGATGAGCAAGTTGCTCGAGTGATTCGGATGTCTGGTCACGCAGCTGGTTGTCGCAGTGCCAGCACAACACCATTGCGCCGGTACCATAACGGTGAATGACGGTTTCGCTGTGATGATAATCGCCGTGTGGCCACTGGCAGGATTTAATATGGCGCAACAGCCAGTCAGACAATGTACCAGCACCACCAGCAGCACGAATCACCCGTGCGTTACTGAAAAACGGCAGCAATGTTTTGTCTTCCACCAGCGGCTGGCGAGCGGCAGGAACGACCCCGGACGGCAGATTACGCATGCTTTTCGGTTCCGGCTCCACCAGTAACCGGGTATTGTGGAATACCGGCATGGATTCACGGCCCGGCTTAACGATCACCAGCCCGAGTTCCGGTACCAGAACAGGTCGAAGTAATACCCGCACGTTACCTCCAGATGCGTTGCTGGAATGTGCGGGACGGACGCGGTGGGCGTTCGGAGTAAGGAAGCCTGACGGAGATTATCCAGTGACGATAATCGAGGCTGAGGGCTTTCTTAATCTCGTATCCGTGTCTGCGGTAGCACTGAATTAGCCACTCGGCCTGTTCTTCAGTGCATGGGGGATGCTGGAACCAGTCAGATTTGAAAGTGCGGGAACGCCGCCCGTGCCTGCTGGCAAAGACGGCAGAATCATCAGAATTGTGTAATTTGGTATCGTGCGCCATCGGTTGTCTCTGCTGGCGCAGCAGGTGCCAGTTGTTCAGGCTGGTGTGCGAATTGTAAACCAGAATGCTAGGAAAAAACAAACCCCGCCGAAGCGGGTTAAGTGCGGGTGAGTTGAGGATGCCTGACACATCAGAGGTGGCGAGGGATTCTCCCCCGCCTGGTCTCTTACTCCTCAGGTTCGTAAACTGTGAAGACAGCGACCTCCGTCTGGCCGGTTCGGATTCGTACCTCGCAGAGGTCTTTCCTCGTTACCAGTACAGTCACAATGACGGTTAAACAGATGACGATCAGGGCGATTAACATCGCCTTTTGCTGCTTCATAGCCTGCTTCTCCTTGCCTTTCGGCACGTAAGAGGCTAACCTAGATTTGCCGTTCATAGATTGAGCCTCAGATTAATGTTAAGCGTCTTGCAGGACGCATAATGTTAACTGTGGCTTTTCTCTATCTGCCTTTGGTGTTCATGCTTGAGGCAGATAGCCTCAAGCACCCGCAGCAATTTTACTTAACTCCCCTTTTCCCACAAATCGTTTTTATCCCTATTGGTAATGTTCTCCCGATGTGGGATTCCCACATTGGAACGAATTCAATCAGTTAAAGACTCATCAGAATCTCACCTTTCTAAGTGCCCACAGGTGAGGCATTGCAATAAAAATAGCAAACGTGTATAAAAGGAGGTAATGCATGTTTTTCCAGTCTTATCAATCCATTACTGAGAGTTAAGGGGGCGCCGTGGATCGGTGCGGTAATTATTTACTTAAAGATGGTCGCAGTTTAGGACAAGGGAGTTTTGGCGAAGTATTTAAGGTTGATGTCTATAACTTAACCCAGACCCACATGACCACATATGCTCGCAAATACTTTTCACCTTGCCCGGACTTTGACAAGACCGCTATAAAAGAGTTGACTGATTTAAGACAGCGTTTTTTAGTTGAGATCAAAACACAATGCACTCTCAATAGAATAAACTATGATTCAATAGCGCCAATAGTTTTATTTAATACAAATGGTGATAAACCTTATTTTGTTATGGAATTGGCAGAGTGTAACTTATATGAAGCCATCCGCAATGGTATGAATTACGCGGAGAGGAAGTCTGCTGTTACTCAGATTTTAAAAGGAATTATCACCATACATGAAAACAACTATATACATCGTGATTTAAAACCAGGAAACATACTTTATTATGCCGATGGAAAGTATAAAATATCTGATTTTGGTCTAGTAAAAGACAGAGATACCTTACGGGCCGAAATCAAAACAAAATTTAAGCCTAATCACATGGGCACAGATGGATATCGAGCACCCGAAATACATGATAGCGGTCTTTTTTCTTTTCAAAGCGACATATTTGCAGCAGGTAAAATTATCACTGATATATATCCCACAGAAAGAAGTGAAAAATTAAAAAGATTGATTGCAAAATGTTGCGCACATTGGCCTGAAGAACGATATCAAAGCACACGGGAGTTACTGGAAGATTTTTTAAAAGTGACGGGGGAGGTAAATCATGAAGAACATAATTGAAATGGCATGTTTTAGCCTAAAACAACCCCAAAAAAAAGAAAATGAAGACTTTTATTTACCGCCATCTTTTGATAGCGATTTTAACATTGTCTTTGCAGTAGCTGATGGGGTTGGTTCCTCTGAACATTCAATGCTTGCATCTCATGCAGCCATTCGTGGCATTAGACACACGCTAGGCACTTCCTTTTTCTCAATTGAAAGTGCATTTCATTCAGCTAAAAAAGAAATTGACAATTTAGATATTAGCACTGCCACAACCTTAACAATTGTTCAGATCAAAAAAAATGAAGTGTTAATTGGTCATTCCGGTGATTGCCGAGTATACTTCAATAAAAACAATAAACTAAATCAGTTAACCACTGATCAAACGAGATATCAAGAACTCCTTGATTCTGGTGAACATAAATTACGTAATTTAAGAAATCATAAAGAACGGCTATCTTCAGTCCTAACGAATGCTTTATCAAATACAACGGATTTGAATTTTGAGTTAATGTCTTTTCCGATTAGCCAGCTAATTTATAATGGCTATCTTCAACTCTATGCAATGACTGATGGTGCCTATAAGCATTGGGATGTCAGACCAAGGTTTTCTGAGAAGACAATGCTCTCACCAACAGCTTTTGCGAGTAGTTTAAGAAAAAGGATTGAGAAAAATATAATGGATGATTACACCTTTATAGGCGTAAAAGTAACCTAATTTTAGATATCCAAGATATTTACTCTAATTTAACCATAGTATTCCCAACCTCTTTTTATTGGGGGTTGGGTTCATTAAAGTCACCATTTTCTATTTCTTTCCCGTTAGAGGATATATTATTTCCAGATAAAGAAAGCAACTTCTTATGCAACTTCATATCACGCCATGCTTCCACCGCGGTAACTCTACATAGTCCATTAACAGTTCATGCCATTCTTCAAAACTGGCGTTATATTTAGTTGAAGCAAAATCAGCCATTTTATTCTTCCTCTTCGTCTTTTATTTCGTGATATGAGTAATTGCAGTAGTTAAAGAAAATATCTTTTGCTTCGTCATGTATTTCATCAGGCGTCGCATCATCATCCACTTCGAATTCATCCTCGAAATCTCCACCGGCTATTCCCGTTTCAATAATTATTTTGAACTTTCGCATTTAACTACCGCCCTGCCGGACAGCCTCCTGATGTTCTGAGGGCGCCCCCCTCCGGTTAAGGATTAAATTTTTAACAGTGCTAAATTTAATTATTCAGTTCTTGATTTTGTCGCCCTGCGTATCCGCGCTTTCGCGTTACGCTCAATCTGAATTAGCTTTTCTATATTTTTCCGCCTTTCCTGTTCCTCCTGGAGCAATAACCTTACATCATCTGCCAGTCTGGTTTCTCTTTTCGCCACAGAGAGCATCCAGTCAAATGGCTCCACAACTGCACCGCAGATTTTACAGCGGACCTGACGCTCTTTTTCTCAACCCGGACAGAGGCGTGATGGCAATATGGTCTTTCCGATGGCTCATAAAGAAAATTAACCTGATTACGAGGGTCATCCTCTTTTGCCGGAAATAAAACGATATTGCTTAACTCATCTTCTGGTTTTATTTCCATGCTCCTCTCCTTTGATGCGAATGCCAGCGGCGCGTGGCACATTAACTTCCACGATGCGCACAGTTGGTTTGTACATCTCAATCGCTGTCAGCCAGTCAGCTCCTGTCATGCGTTTTTCCGCATCGCCATTAGTCCACTGAACCGGCACACCAATAGCCTTCATCGCGATTTCTATTTCCCCGGCAATGGCGCTTTTTCCGCAACCAGTAAAACCAGATACAACGACAAGAACTTCGCCTTTGGCTGGTTTTATTTCCCGTGCTTCCAGTTCTGCTATGCGCTTACTTCCATCCGCGATTACTCCCTCGTAATACTCACGCTGCTCGTTGAGTTTTGATTTTGCTGCTTCAAGCTCAACGCGCAGCTTCCCTACCGTTAGCGCAATCTCCTCGTTCTCCTGGTCGCGGCGTTTTATGTATTGCTGGTTTCTTTCCCGTTCATCCAGCAGTGCCAGTACGGTAGCCGGGTTAGCCTCTGCTATAAATGCTGCGTTTGCATAAGCCTGAGCATCTGTTTCAACCAGGCAGTTAGCATGACATTCTGCAATCACGCCACCGGGTTCTCCTTTCCATTTTTGACAAACAAAAACTCCTGTTAAATTGCCGTACTGGTTAACAGATGTATGCCCTACGATGTAGCTTCCTTTAGTTGCTTTTTCTGCCTTGGCACGCAGTACCTGATAGTCAATCTTGCTCACTGGTTGCCTCCTTCACAAAAATAATCCAATGTGTTTTATCGTTCTTGCCGGTGCGCTGGCTGATGATTGGTTTCGCGTCGGTTAGTGCCAATATCTGGCGGACAGGCACTTGCGTTTCATTCCATTTAAAAATCAGAATGCCGTGTGGCCACAACACACGAAAGGCTTCTTTAAATCCCTGCCTCAAATCATCACGCCAGGTATCTTTATTCAGCCGCCCATATTTCTTTCCCATCCAGGCGTTATCACCAACACGCTCAAGATGCGGAGGGTCGAATACAACAACCGGAAACGATGCGTCTGCAAATGGTAATGCACGAAAATCTGCTATCAGATCAGGGCTAATTATCAGTCGTCGTCCATCACATAATGTGTGCTCTTCCTTTCTGATATCGCTAAATATCGCCCGGTCGTCATTCTTATCGAACCAGAACATGCGGCTGCCACAGCACATATCAAGAATGGTTGCCGGTGCACTCACTGCGCTACCTCCTGAAAATTACCCTGATAAAACGACAATATGCGCTGCATAACTTCGCTTTTACGACACTCAGTACAAATCATATTATGACGCCTGTCGTAACGACGTATTTCTCCATCAGGTAATGACCAGATAAGGTCCGGATCAACCGCAGATGGTTTCTTCAGCTTTGCCCTTGAGAGCTTTTTACGGGCATTTTGCCAGTCCTTACGCGCCTGTTCAGACGGGAATAACCCGTAACCAGAGTTGTATACATCGCCGCTGGCAACCAGCTCTCTGGCCAGAACGTTCATCAGATATCTTGTTGCCCCAGTTTTAGTTTCCAGTTGTCGTAACGTCTCGCGCCCACTCTGGCGTACGAGTTCAACAACCTGCCCTTTAATTTTCTCCCGCTCTTCTTGTGTAAAAACTTTTGCCACAAGCCCTCCTGAAAATTACCTCATGACCAGAAATTAACACTTACCCCCTGAAGCCCGGCGGAATTTCAGTGTCCGGTTCAGAAATGTGATTCACGCAACGCTGCGCAGGCGAACGCCCCAGGCGGATAACCAGTTCATCCCATTTTTCCCGGAGTTTTGCCGGACTCATGATGTTTTTTACCCAGAACGAATCCCGCTGGAGACGCCCAAACATTTCACAAATTTGTCTGTGAGTTCTGCCATCCAGCATCCGCATTGTGCGAACGTCATTGGCCCATGCTGTCCAGTTGGGTTCTTTCGGTCTAGTGATCTCGCCATCATCGCTGGCCGCCTGCTCGTAAAGACTCACGATTCGTCCCCAGATCCACTGTGCGCACACCAAATCTTCCTGACTTCCCCACTGGCGTTTTTTCGCACTGAACACAACCGCGTCAGGGTGTCGGGTTAAAAAATCCTGTTCAGCCGTCTGCGGGTCCGGTTGCGAAGCGTCCGGACAAGAAGATCTTTTATCTGACGGATCAGGTTTTAATACTGACGGATCGGGGTCAATCATCGCCCCCCTAATCGGCAGTTTTTTATCAACAGTTGATCCATCAAAATTTGACGGGTCAACCGTTGAGGGGTCAATATTTGACGGGTCAACTGTTAACGGGTCATTTTTTGCCGGGCTAATTTTTCTTTTCGGTTTATATGACTCACGCGCCGCCGCCGCAGCTGCTTCGAGTTTTTCCACATTAAGCCGATAGATATTGCTTACATTACGCCCACCGACCTTACGCTCTTCCTTCGTCAGCCAGCCCTCTTTCGCCAGTTCTGCAATAGCCGATTTCACTGTGGATTCACTTCTTGCACCGATCTGACGCCGGATAGTTTCAATGGCAGGCCATGACACGCCCTCGTCATTGCTGTAGTCTGCAAGACGGGCCATAACCGCCACCCTGGATAAGATCATGCCGGTGAAGGCGCACCCTTCCCAGACAAGACCATGAAGCTTGCTGCTCATAAAACCCCCGAACACCGTGCTTTTAGTGCATCACCACAGCATTCCCTGCCGGGCCGCCGCGATTCATCTGGTCATACAAAACAACCGCTGACGCAACAAAATCATCGACATCCTTCACCAGCCGATCCCTCCGTTCGACGATCTCACGGTAATATTCAGAACTGTGGCTGCGCATACGGGCCACCAGCAAAGGCGGCATCGCCTTTTCGATCGCCGGTAACAGAGCCTGCATTTTTTCAACAGCATCAGGGGTGTCTTTATCCAGCCAACGGAAAATTTTCTGGGTATTACGGGCCAGGGCTTCCGGATGGCTGTCGTCGTACAGTTCAGGGAACGTCATCCCCAGTTCGAAATAAGTCCGGGCTATTTCAGCTGCAGGAACTTTCTCACCATCAGGGTATGCCCAGGCATTCATCGCCATGCGGATGTGCTCATGTTTGATTTTCATGAATCATTTGCCTCTTGATGCTTCGGGTATGATCGTTTTCGTCATTTGGTTGCTTCATCGACATATTCTGCGAATAACATGACGAGCGTCGTAAGTATGTCCAATCAACATCAGGACGAAGTTCTTCACACAGGACACCACCTTTTGTTGCTCGTTCAATCGCAGGACATCTCTCAGCAGGTAACTGACGTACACCTTTGATCCATTGATTTACGCTTGGAGGAGATACACCTAAAAGCCTAGCCATTGCTGATTGCCCACCGACAACAGCACAAGCTCGTTTGAATGAATAGTTATCTTTTTTCATCGAATGAACTCCAAAAAACACGCAACAATATTAGGCTTAGCCTAATGAAATTGTCAATAGGCTATGCCTAATACATCGAGAGTAGGGATTGCCTAACGCGATGCGCATAGGAGACTATTAAGCAATGCTTAGTGGTAAAGACTTAGGCCGAGCGATAGAGCAGGCCATTAACAAAAAAATTGCATCAGGAGCCGTCAAATCAAAGGCGGAAATCGCACGTCATTTCAAAGTCCAACCACCATCAATCCATGACTGGATTAAGAAAGGTTCGATAAGTAAAGACAAACTTCCAGAACTATGGCGTTTCTTTTCTGATGTGGTTGGTCCAGAGCATTGGGGGCTTAACGAATACCCCATACCAACCCCATCCACTTCAGATACAAAAAGTGAACTTTTAGACATAAACAGCCTTTATCAAGCCGCCTCTGATGAAAAAAGAGCAATTGTGGCTTTCATCTTATCTGGAAATGCTACGGAGCCTAGTTGGGTTGATCATGACGTTCGCGCCTACATTGCCGCAATGGAAATGAAGGTAGCTAACTATCTGAAAAATCAAGAATCAAAACGGAAAAGCCAGAACATCACCAAGACAGGAACTTAAACTTATATGGTCCGACGGGAAATTCCTAGTTCCCGTTAGTTAACTCCTACTACCTCTCCCACAAACCATCACCTATTAGGTTGCGCCCAAATTATTAGGCATAGCCTATTGACAAGTAATTAGGCATTTCCTATAGTTTTCCCATACCAACCCATCCCACACAATACAGGGCAATACCTCGAGTTACCAGGCAGTGGTCAGGGGTTAAGTAGCCAGCCCGAGGCGTAAGAACATGACGGCAGGGTTCAACTTTAATAACTATGCAGCAGGTTTTTGTTCCGCTACCCCGGCGTTAAGGGGAAATGAGGTCAGCATGGATACTATCGATCTTGGCAACAACGAATCTCTGGTGTACGGCGTGTTTCCAAACCAGGACGGCACGTTCACCGCAATGACGTATACCAAAAGCAAAACGTTTAAAACCGAAAATGGTGCCCGTCGCTGGCTGGAAAGAAACTCAGGTGAGTGATATGGATTTCGACACAATCATGGAAAAGGCTTACGAAGAATACTTCGAAGGCCTTGCCGAAGGCGAAGAAGCTCTCAGCTTCAGTGAGTTTAAACAGGCGCTTTCCAGCTCGGCAAAATCTAACGGCTGATAAGCGAAGCAGCACCGCGAGGAATCAGTATGCAGAAACGAGAACCCGTCATCATCGCGCCAGACTATACCGATGATGAACTTTATGAGTGGATGCACCAGAAAATTAATGCAGCGCAGGATCTGAAATGGGCCAATGAAGCCAGGGCTAAGCAGGCTGAAAATCTGTCCGCTCTGGAGCAGGATATCACTAATCTGGAAAAAGCAGCGGCATTAAGCATTGCCAGAATGATTACATACCCGCGTTAATAGCTAACCAACGAAGCTAAGGTTGGTAATTAAGGAGTTCTCCACGGGTGAGGTGGAGTGCGTGCGCCGGACACGGGTGAGCATCCGGCACTGACAGTTTACTGAAAGGATATTTCCCTGAAAAGTCAGACCATAACGCGAAAGCGCACGGCGAGGTAGCTGGTTCATAGATAGCCTGTCGTTAAATTTTCGTCGACCGTGCGCTTCCGGTTGTGGCAATCCGCGAAATGGCGCGGCGGTAAGTATGGCGGGGTTATTCCTTCCACCGTTGAGGACACTGGGTTGTCAGGTTGACCATACGCTTAAGTGACAACCCCGCTGCAACGCCCTCTGTTATCAATTTTCTGGTGACGTTTGGCGGTATCAGTTTTACTCCGTGACTGCTCTGCCGCCCTTTTTAAAGTGAATTTTGTGATGTGGTGAATGCGGCTGAGCGCACGCGGAACAGTTAAAACCAAAAACAGTGTTATGGGTGGATTCTCTGTATCCGGCGTTAATTGTTAACTGGTTAACGTCACCTGGAGGCACCAGGCACTGCATCACAAAATTCATTGTTGAGGACGCGATAATGAAAACGTTATTACCAAACGTTAATACGTCTGAAGGTTGTTTTGAAATTGGTGTCACTATCAGTAACCCAGCATTTACTGAAGATGCCATTAACAAGAGAAAACAAGAACGGGAGCTATTAAATAAAATATGCATTGTTTCAATGCTGGCTCGTTTACGTCTGATGCCAAAAGGATGTGCACAATGAATTCAGCATTTGTGCTTGTTCTGACAGTTTTTCTTGTTTCCGGAGAGCCAGTTGATATTGCAGTCAGTGTTCACAGGACAATGCAGGAGTGTATGACTGCAGCAACCGAACAGAAAATTCCCGGTAACTGTTACCCGGTCGATAAAGTTATTCACCAGGATAATATCGAAATCCCGGCAGGTCTTTAAAACAGTTCCGTAATAAATATCCGGTTTCATTCTTATATGCCAGCAATGGCAGGGATTTGTTCATCCTTAAATCTGTCATGAGGTTAAAACAAAATGAGTAAAGTCTTTATTTGCGCCGCTATTCCTGACGAACTGGCAACAAGGGAAGAAGGCGCTGTGGCTGTAGCCACAGCCATTGAAGCTGGCGACGAACGCCGTGCTCGAGCAAAATTTCACTGGCAATTCCTGGAACATTATCCGGCTGCTCAGGACTGCGCTTATAAATTTATTGTCTGCGAGGATAAACCTGGCATACCCCGCCCTGCCCTCGATTCATGGGATGCTGAATATATGCAGGAAAACCGCTGGGATGAGGAGTCTGCTTCTTTTGTCCCGGTTGAGACTGAATCCGATCCGATGAACGTCACTTTTGACAAGCTGGCCCCTGAAGTACAGAACGCTGTCATGGTTAAGTTCGACACATGTGAAAACATCACCGTTGATATGGTTATTAGCGCACAGGAATTGTTGCAGGAAGACATGGCAACATTCGACGGACATATCGTTGAAGCGTTGATGAAAATGCCAGAAGTTAACGCCATGTATCCGGAGCTTAAGTTGCACGCCATTGGGTGGGTTAAGCATAAATGTATTCCTGGTGCTAAATGGCCCGAAATTCAGGCAGAGATGCGCATCTGGAAAAAACGTCGTGAAGGTGAACGCAAGGAAACCGGAAAATACACGTCTGTTGTTGATCTCGCCCGCGCCAGAGCCAATCAACAGTACACTGAAAATTCAACAGGAAAAATCAGCCCGGTCATTGCTGCCATTCATCGCGAATACAAGCAGACATGGAAAACACTGGATGACGAACTGGCCTACGCTCTCTGGCCTGGTGATGTGGATGCCGGAAACATTGACGGCAGCATCCATCGCTGGGCAAAAAAAGAAGTTATCGACAACGACCGCGAAGACTGGAAGCGTATCTCGGCATCAATGCGCAAACAGCCTGATGCC